CACAAACGATCCAAAAGGATACATTTTATTATTTGAAAATGAAAAAAATCTTGAGTGGTTATCTCAAGTATATGAAGATGCTAATATTGTTAATTATGAATATTATTATAATAAAGTCAGAAAATTATCTTTATTAAGAAGTTATATAAGTGAAGGTATAAATGTGTCTGAAATTTTAGACATGGAAGAAATAGACCATATAATCATTAAGCAACAACAAGAAAAATTTGAATCTATGACATTAAATGAAATACAACAACATTTTGATAGAAAAAATTTCAATGTTAAAGAGAAATTTTTTATAAAAGATTCATCTAAAAGAAGAAAATCTGGAGATAATGCAGAAGAATTAAGAATTAAAATGAAGGAATCTCCATGTTATGGATATGGACTTGAAAGTAAATATTTAAATACTCTTACAAGAGGTGCTTTAAAGGGAGGATTTTTTCTTGAGACAAGGGATAGTGGGAAAGGCAAAACAAGAATTGCAATTGAAAGACTATTACTAATTTGTAGTCCGTATTTATGGGATCATGATAAAGAAGATTTTTTACCTAATCCTAATGGTCAAAATAATGTAGGTTTATATATAGGAACAGAAATGAAAATATATGAAGAATTAGAACCTATGATGTGGGCATTTGTTAGTGGAGTAGAAGAATATAAAATCAAAAAAAATACTTTAACTGAAGAAGAAGAAAAGAGAATTGATAAAGCAATAGAATATGTAAAACAAGCAAAAATCTTTTTAGAAGACGAATCTAATTATGACTTAGCATATCTAAGAAATACTGTAGATAGATATAAATTTAAAGAAGGATTAGATGTTCTTGCAATTGATTACCTTGAATTAACTCAAGCATTAATTGCAGAATATGTTCAATTGACTAAAGGAATGTCAGCAAGAGAAGATCAAGTATTATTAAATCTTTCTGCCAATACTAAAAAATTAGCTACAGATTATGATATTGTAATTTTCGGTTTTACACAAACAACAGATGAAGCACGTAGAGATAGCGTTAGAGATCAAAGGGCAGTAAAAGGAGCTAGATCATTGCCAAATAAAGCTGATGTAGGGATTGTCGTTTTTGCTCCCACAAAAAAAGAACTTGATTACATACAACCATTAATTCAAAAGGCGAAAGGATTAAATAAAACAATATTACCCAATATGTGTTATTCAATATATAAAAACAGATTTGGTGAAATTACAGAAGAAGTTAAAATATGGTGTCATCAAAACTTAGGAAATATGAGAACGATAGATATGTTTTGTACAAATAGAGAATATGAGCCAATATCTATAGATAAAACGATCATAGAATTAGAAGATAAGATCACCGAGAAGAGTGATATACCATGAATAGGGATGAATTAATTAATTTAATTACTACTGAGGACATTATTGAAATATTAAAAGATTTGGGATCAAACAATTATAGATTAGATGATAAAGGGAATATATATTTCAACACTGTTTGTCATGGTGGAGATAGTAATAAATTGTATTATTTCTCAGATAGCAAATTTTTTCAGTGTTTTACTTGTTGTGGTTCATTAAGTTTATTTGATGTTATTATGTCTGCTAAAGGAATTGACTTTGCTGAATCTTATAACTACATTTGTAGTTTCAAAGGGATTTCAAGATTTAAAAAATTAAAAATAGGATTACAAAGACGGGAGATACAAAATAAGGATTTAGATTTTTTGAAATTTCATCTTTATAAAAAAGAGAATCGAATAATACAACTTCCTATCTATAATAAATATATATTAAATATGTTTGATAATTATATCCCTTTATCTTGGTATACAGAAGGTATAAAAGATGAAATTACAGATGTTTTTCAAATTAAATTTTATATTAATCAAAATAAAGCAATTATTCCTCACTATGATATCAATGGAAATTTAGTAGGTATAAGAGGAAGATCGTTCTTTAAAAATGAAATTGAAAATGGTAAGAAATATATTCCAGTTACTATTCAAAACTTAACATATAAATATCCAATACATTTTAACATATACGGAATCTATCAAAATAAAGATAATATAAAACAATTTAAAAAAGCAATTATCTTTGAATCAGAAAAGGCAGTGATGTTGTATGGAAGTTATTATGGTCAGGAAAATAACATTGCTTTAGCTTTATGTGGGATGAGTTTAAGTCTTTATCAAAGAGATTTATTATTGTCATTAGGGGTAGAAGAAATCTCAATTTCACTAGATAAACAATATCAAATTGAATTAATAAATGATGAGGATATAGATAAAAATTCAAAAGCATGGAAAGAATATGAAAATTACATAAAAAGATTAATAAAAATTTCAGAAATGTTTATACCATATTGTAATGTATCAATAATAGTTTGTTGGGATTTTCGTTTGCAGTATAAAGATTCTTCGATAGACTGTGGCAAAGAAATATTTGAACAATTATATAGAGAACGATATTACATAGATGATTTAGAAAAATTAAGAGAAATGATAATTTAAAAGGAGATGTTTGTAATAAAGTATAAAGTATTAAATAAAGGTTACGAATTAATTAGTGAGAATGAGTTATTGGATATTTTATTAAAAAATAGAGGTGTTGAAAATCCAAAAGAGATGTTAAATATCAATAAATCAGTTTTACATGATGGAATGTTATTTAAAAATATGAACAGAGGTTTAAATATGCTTAATTGGCATATAGAAAATAATAGTAAAATACATATTATTGATGATGTTGACCAAGATGGACTTACTTCAGCAACAATAATTCATAATTACATTAAAAATATAAATAATAATATTAATATTACACACTCAATGAATGATAATAAAATTCATGGTATTATTGTTAAAAATTTAGAACAATATGAATTTGATTTATTAATTGTTCCAGATGCTGGAACATCAGACGTGAGACAATGTAAAGAATTAATAGAAACAAGAGATGTAGATATATTAATTTTAGATCATCATACTATTGAAGAAGATAATCCCTATGCAATAGTTATCAATTGTCAAGATGGACAATATCCTAATCCTACTTTAAGTGGAGCAGGAGTTGTTTATAAGTATATTAAAGAATATGATAAAAAATATGGATTAGATTTTGCAGAAAATGATTTAGATTTAGTTGCAATTGGTATCATTGGAGATTCAATGGATTTAAGAAATTATGAAACTAGATATTTAGCTATTGAAGGATTAAAAAAAATAAATAATAATTTTATTAAAGAATTTTTAATTAAAAACAAAAAGGAAGAAGAATCAATAAATTTTGAATTCGTTGGTTGGAAAATAGCACCTTTTATTAATGCTGTCACAAGAATTGGCACACAAAAAGAAAAAATGGATTTGATTAATGCTTTTTTAGGAATAGAAGATTCAAGAGAATATCAACCTAGAAGAAAAAAGAAAACAGATGATAAACCTCCAGTTGAAATACATACTCTACAAAAAACAATGGTTCGTGAAAGTAATAATATTAAATCAAGACAAGATAAATTAGTTACTAAATCAATGGAACAATTAGTAGAAATAATTGAAACACAAAAATTAAATAATAATAAAGTTATAATAATTAATGCTACAGATATTTTAGAAAAATCATTTACTGGTTTAGTAGCAAACAAATTAGCCAATATTTATAAACGACCAATAATTATTTTAAAGAAAATGAAAGAGAAAGAGAAAGAAATAATTTATGGTGGTAGTTTTAGAAGTTATAATCTATTTCCTATAGAATCTTTTATGGATATATTAAAAGAGTTAGGTACGTTTATTATGGTAGGTGGTCATAATAACGCAGGAGGATTTAAGATTAATGAGAACAAAATTAAAGAAACACAAAATAAATTAAATGAGATATTTAAAGATGTAAATATTGAAGATGTATATTTAGTTGATTATGAAATACCTGTAGGAAAATTAAAAGAAAAACATATTCTTCAAGTTGGTCAATGGGCAGATATTTGGGGTAATACATTAAGGAAACCAATTTTTGCAATTACAAATATAGTGTTGAAAGTTGAAGATATACAATTGCTTGGAGAAAAAAGAAACTTAATAAAATTTGAAAAGATTATTGGCAACAATAAAATTTCATTTATTAAAAAGTTTTCTGGTGAAAATACATATAATCAAATGATTATGAAATCACATAAAGGATTATCCAAATCAAAAACTAACAAAGTAAAAATGGATGTCATTGGTGAATTTGAGATTAATAAATGGAATGATAACGAATACCCACAAATAAATGTTATTGACTTTAATGTGGAATGTGCTAAAGAATTTAGATTTTAATTAGCAATAAATAATAATATTAAAAGGAGATATAAAAATTTGGTATTTAAAAAGGGGATGGGTGCTTTAAATCCATTAGATATAATTAATAAAAGATTTGGGAAATTAGTTGCAATTGAATTAATACCAGAAAACAAGAGAAAAAACAAAACCAAAAATAGAGAGTGGTTGTGTCAATGCGATTGTGGTAATACAATAGTAGTTGAGCAAAGATATTTAACAGGTGTAAAATACCAACAGCATAGTTGTGGATGTATAAGAGAAAAAGCACATTTAGTTGCAACAAGTAAAATGCCATTAACAATGGAATATGTTGAGAAATTTAATGATTTTAAGAAATATGCTTTTTTGCATAAGACATTTGTTAAATTTAATAAAGATTGCATTGATTTTAAATTTTATAGTGAATTTATGGATAAATTTTATAATGAAAAACAATTTAATGCGATTTATAATAATTGGAATAATAAATATAAAATAAATATAAATAATACATTTTATAATTGGTATAAACCATCTTTAGATCATATTTTACCAAAATCTAAAGGTGGTAAGAATGAAGTTATCAATTATCAGTTTTTGACTGTATTTGAGAATCTTGGGAAAAGAGATATGACCAATGATGAATGGAATATATTTCTTAGGGATACAAACACACAATCTGATTTATTTATTATTAATATATTAAAGAAGGAAGGGTTGGATATTGTTGCAAGATAGTGATTTTGTACATTTACATGTTCATTCAGAATATAGCAATATCCGTTTACTTTGACTCAATTAATAAAATTGAGGATATGATTACATATGTAAATAAACTAGGCAATACTGCAATGGCTATTACAGATCATGAATGTCTTAGTTCTCATGTAAAATTTTTAAATATAGTAGAAAAGTTAAAATCTAAAGAAAAAATACATAAAGATTTTAAACCAATATTGGGAAATGAAATTTATTTAGTTGATGAAGAAACAATGTATGAAGAAATGAATGAGTTAGGAAAAACAATATTTTATCATTTTATTTTGTTGGCTAAAGATAATGAAGGTCATGAACAAATTAGAAAGTTATCTACAAAAGCATGGAAACGAATGTTTAATTATAAAGGTATAGAAAGAGTTCCTACTTTTTATAGTGATATAGAAGAAATTATTAATGAAAGCAGAGGACATTTAATCGTGTCTTC